CAATGCGTACACAGACACGCTAAAAATTAATTTCGCTGTTTTGCACATCGGAGCATAAAATGCCGCTAGTTAAGTCAAAGACACCCGAAGCATTCCGCAAGAACGTCAAGGCTGAAGTTGCGGCGGGTAAGCCCGTGAAGCAGGCCGTAGCGATTGCATATTCGGTCAAGCGTAAAGCAGAAAAGAAATAACATGGCAGACCCAACAGGCATCGTCGCCGCAGCAGCCGTTGCGGTTGGTGGTTCGGCTAAAGACAAAACCAACGCCAGCGTTTTGGCTACCGCCCGCGCCCGTTTGGACATGGCTATGTCGGCCCTGTCTGAGTCGCGTGAAGACGAGATTGATGACCTGAAGTTCTACGCCGGTTCGCCCGACAACCACTGGCAGTGGCCGTCGGATGTGCTGGCGACTCGCGGTGCGGTGCAGGGTCAAACCATCAACGCCCGCCCGTGCCTGACGATCAACAAGCTGCCGCAGCATGTGCGTCAAGTGACCAACGACCAGCGGCAGAACCGACCTGGTGCCAAGGTCATCCCCGTGGATGACAAAGCCGACATTCAAGTGGCCGACATTTTCAACGGCATGATCCGGCACATCGAGTACATCTCTGATGCTGATGTGGCCTACGACACGGCCTGCGAAAATCAAGTGTCCTACGGCGAAGGCTACCTGCGCCTGCTGACCGAGTACTGCGATGATGACACCTTCGATCAGGACATCAAGATCGGGCGTATCCGCAACTCGTTCTCGGTCTACATGGACCCGATGATTCAAGACCCTACTGGCGCAGACGCCAAGTATTGTTTTATCACCGAAGACCTGACCCGTGCAGAGTACGAGCGCCTGTATCCAGACGCAGCGCCCATCACAACGTTGCAATCCTTGGGCGTGGGCGACCAGTCGATCAGCAACTGGCTGAACGAAGACACGATCCGTGTGGCTGACTACTATTACGTTGATTTTGACCGCGCTACGCTGAACCTGTACCCAGGCAACATCACTGCCTTTGACGGTAGCCCCGAAGACAAGCAACTCAAGGCTATCTACGGCAAACCGAAGAAAAGCCGCGAGTCTGACCGCCAAAAGATTAAGTATTGCAAGATCAACGGCTACGAAATCCTTGAAGAACGCGACTGGGCGGGTAAGTACATCCCCGTAATCCGCATTGTCGGCAACGAATTTGAGGTTGATGGCCGTTTGTATGTGTCTGGCCTTGTGCGTAACGCCAAGGATGCCCAGCGCATGTACAACTACTGGGTCAGCCAAGAGGCCGAGATGCTGGCTTTGGCTCCTAAAGCGCCATTTATCGGCTACGGCGGGCAGTTTGAGGGCTACGAAGACAAGTGGAAGACCGCTAACACGACCAATTGGCCGTATTTGGAGGTCAATCCAGACGTTACGGACGGCCAAGGCTCGGTTATGCCACTACCCCAGCGGGCACAGCCGCCGATGGCTTCCAGCGGCCTCCTGCAAGCCAAGGCGGGCGCATCTGAGGACATTAAGTCCACCACAGGCCAATATAACGCCAGTTTGGGCCAAGGCGGCAACGAACGCTCAGGAAAAGCCATTCTTGCGCGTCAGCGCGAGGGTGATGTCGGGACTTACCACTATGGTGACAACCTAGCCCGTGGCGTGCGTCATGTGGCCCGCCAGTTGGTGGACTTGATTCCCAAGATTTACGACACGCAGCGTATTGCCCGCATCATTGGTGAAGACGGCGAAACGAAGATGGTCAAGATTAACCCCGATCAAGCCGAGCCGGTCAACAAGATCGTTGACGAGCGCGGCATTGTGATGGAGAAAATCTACAACCCTGGCGTCGGCAAGTACGATGTGGTGGCTACCACTGGCCCAGGCTACGCGACCAAGCGTCAGGAGGCGCTAGAGGCGATGGCCCAACTGCTGCAAGGCAACCCACAACTGTGGGCGGTGGCCGGTGACTTGTTTGTCAAGAACATGGACTGGCCTGGCGCGCAAGAGATGGCAAAACGCTTTGCCAAGACTATTGATCCGAAACTGATGGGCGATGGCGAGGACAATCCGGAACTGCAAGCCGCGCAGCAGCAGATGCAAGCGATGGGCCAAGAGATGGAGCAGATGCACCAGATGATCCAGAACGTGGGCAAGTCCATCGAAGCGCAAGATATGAAGCGCAAAGACTACGAAACTGAAATTAAAGCGTATCAAGCCGAAACACAGCGAATTTCTGCTGTGCAGGCTGGCATGACTGAGCAACAGATTCAGGACATTGCTATGGGCGTAGTTGCGGCGGCAATGGAGTCACAAAACACAATGAACCAGATGCCTGAAATGCGGGAAGAATCCATGCCTATGGAGATGACGCAAGAAGAAATGCCACCACAAGGAATGCCACAATGAAATGCGCTGATTTTGTAGGAATACTGTTCCTAGCCCGTGATGTGACGCACAGCGTTCACCTAAACACGCGCAGCTACAGCAAGCATGCGGCGCTTAACATCTTCTATGACCGCATCGTTGGCGCGGCTGATGATTTTGCCGAAGCCTACCAAGGCCGTCACGGCTTGATCGGCCCGATCACCCTGCACTCGGCAAAGAAGACCGGCAACGTCATTGAGTTCCTAGAAGATTCGCTCAAGCAGATCGAAGATTGCCGGTACGAAATTGTTGATAAGTCAGATTCGTCGCTGCAACAGTTGATAGATAATATCGTTGAAATTTATCTCCGCACACTCTACAAACTCCGCTTTTTGGCATAAGGAAACATCATGGCTAATTACACACAAGCTGCTGCAACAACACAAGTTAAAGTTGGCGCTGGCAAGCTCTACGGAATTTTTGTTTCTGCTTCTTCAAGCGGTACTTTGACGATCTATGACTCTGGCGCGTCTAGCGACAGCGACCCTAAAATTTCTAATGTGTTTACCGTTGCTGCAAGCACAACTTACCTAAACATCCCCGCCGGTTTGTTTTTTAACAAAGGTTTGTACATTGTGCTTGGTGGTTCGTCTGCGGCGTTTACGGTTGTATACGATTAATCTGGTACATTTACCAAAACCGTATCGGTGAGGTTCACCGAGGAATCCAAGGATTCATAAATGTTAGAAGAAGTACCAGCGGAGTCACTACCCGTGCCAGAACAGGTCGCAACGGCTGCACCTGAGACTGAAGTTCAAACGCCGGAAGTAGTTGAGGCCAAATCATTCTCGCAAGAGGAACTTGACGCAGCTATTGGCAAACGCCTCGCAAGAGAGCAACGTAAATGGGAACGAGACCAAGCACAGCGCCAGTCTGAACAACAGACGCTGAGAGCCGCTTCAACAGCATCCGCTGATCAGTTTGAGTCTACCGAAGCGTACACGGAAGCGTTGACGCTACAGAAGGCTGAAGAACTGATTGCCAAGCGTGAAGCTGCCAAGCAGCACTCTGCTATTCTCGAAAGCTATCAAGAACTTGAGGAAGCAGCGCGGGACAAGTACGATGACTTTGAACAAGTCGCCTACAACCCAAAACTGTCAATCACGAACGTGATGGCCGAAACGATCCAGTCTTCGGACATTGGCCCTGAGTTAGCTTACTATCTCGGCTCCAACCCCAAAGACGCGGAGCGCATCTCACGCATGACGCCACTCGGTCAGGCAAAAGAGATCGGAAAAATTGAGGCCAAATTGGCCGCAGAACCTCCGGTCAAACGAACAACGTCAGCGCCAGCGCCGATTTCACCTGTTACTGCTCGGAACTCCGGTTCGTCAACGCAAGACACTACAGACCCACGGTCTACCAAGACCATGACGGCCTCGCAGTGGATTGAAGCTGACAGGGCACGCCAGATGAAAAAGTGGGAAGCACAACGTATCCGCTAACTTTTTTTAGGAAATTTAAATGTCAAACAGCATTCTCACCATCGACATGATCACGCGCAAAGCGCTTGAGATTCTCGAAAACAACCTTGTCCTTACCCGTAACGTGAACCGTCAGTACGATGACAGCTTCGCTGTCGAAGGTGCCAAGATTGGTTCCACCCTGCGTATCCGTCTTCCTGACCGCGCTCTGGTTACTGACGGTGCCGCCCTGCAAGTTCAGGACGACAACGAGCAGTTCACGACCCTGACCGTCGCCAACCAAAAGCATATCGGTGTCAACTTCACATCTGCTGAACTGACCATGCAATTGGATGACTTCGCAGAACGTGTGCTTAAGCCGCGTATCAGCCAGTTGGCCTCCAGCATTGATGCTGACGTTGCCAATGCGTACAAATCCATCGGCAACACCGTTGGCACACCAGGCACCACCCCATCGACTTCTTTGGTGCTGTTGCAAGCCCAGCAGAAGCTCAATGAGAATGCTGCTGTGATGTCGCCACGTTACGCCACCGTGAACCCAGCGGCCAACGCCGGTCTGGTTGAAGGTATGAAAGGTCTGTTCAATCCGACCGACACTATCTCCAAGCAGTTCCGCAACGGCATGATGGGCAC